ACGGCGAGAATAAACCGCTTGATCCGCTTCAGCCGGTCACGATTGTTCCAGAGAAATTCGAATTTCCCGCTGTTCTCGCTTTCCGGTTCAATAGGCTTCAGGTCTTCCGGATTCTCGTTTTCGCCGACTGCCGGCGCGCCGTCAGGCACAGATACCGCAAGCGGAAACCCGCAATCGATTGCGGTCAGAGCGTCAAGCTCGCCCTCGGTAATGATCAGGGCTTGCTGGCCTGTCTCGAGCGAGGGATCGTCCAGCGCGTCCGCATTCCAGAACGTCCGCCGGCCGCCGGCGCGCTGCCAGAATTTTTTGTCCGGCCCGCGGTATTTCTCGTTGACGATCCGGCCATGTTCCCGGAACGGAAACACGACGATATTGCCGTTCGGGTCAGCTATCACCTGACCATCCTCAGCCCGGCTAGCGGTATAGATCGCGTACTTGACGGCCGTTTCCGGATCGATGGACCGGCGCTCGAATGCCGCCATGCCTCGGGGTCCAAGTGTTGCCGTCATAGAACTGCCCTCCCGTCCAGCCGCAATGATTGCACCCGGCCATCACGCCTTTTTCGTCGATGGTCACACCAAGGCATCGGAGTTTCCGGTGCGCCTGTTTCCGGTTGTGTGAGCATTGCGGGCATGTGGCGTAGTACCTTCCTGGAGCCGATGATTTTGTTTTGATCCGAAGTTCCGCAAGGATTTCCGCCGCCGATTTCATAGGCGCGGGTCCACAGTTCTTTCCGGCGGGTCTGCGCCCCGGATGATCGCGCCGATGTATTCCCGTGCATCGGATTTCGTCGAAGCGGTTTCCAACGCAGCACGGGCGAGAGCGATATTCCGGCCTTTCGCCTTCAAAAGCTCGGTGATCAGGCCACCAGCCTTCGGCCCCAGGATTTTCTTTCCCCGGTCGAATAGATCGGCTTCGTCGGTCTTGATCGAAACGACTTGCGCGCCGTCAGGCGCGGCATTTCCATTCCTTGATCCTTGATCCCTTCCTTGATCCGCCGGGACATTTCGGGGGAAGTCGGGGGAAGTCGGCGGAGCCGGGAGTTTTGAAGGGACGCGCTTGTCTACTTTCTGATGTTTCGAGAAATTGCAGACCTGCAAATATTCTTTCCCATCAATCGGATAGACTTGGATCATACCTTCCCGCCGAATTTCCCCGAGTAACGCCGAGACATCGGCGGGGTCGGCCGGAAGGATTTGCATCTTGAACCTGGCCGGCGAATAAGCGGCGCGGCCCTCGTCGTCCACGAAGTTCAGGAGGCCAATGAAAAGCAGCCGGGCGAGCGGCGACAGCGCGACGAATTTCTCATCGGTCCAGATTTCCGGCTTGATGGTTCGGATGCGCGCCATCTATGCCGCCTCTTTTCTTTTTTCTATTGCCGGTTCGATGATGACGCGAACGCCATCGATCTCGGACGACCATTCGAGTATGATCTTGCGGACGTATTTCTTGCTGTCATCCTCAAGCACGCCGTGGAAGACCAGCAGATCGACTACCGGCTTTTCGTGGTTGCCCAAATCGGCCCGTGATTTCTCGCTGCATTCGATGCGGACGACAAATTGACCAAATAGCGGCCGGGCCTTCTGCTTGCGCAGTTCGGAGCGCGCGAGCGTGATCCAGTCCAGATAGCGTTTTGTCTTGGCCCTTCCCCCGCCGTGCTCTTTCGGCACGTTGAAGAAAAGCTGGTTTGTGGACGGCGGGAGGGGAAGGTCAAAGCTTGTCATACCGCCTTCCCTTTCGGGTTACAGGCGCAGGCCCACATGATCGCGCTGTATTCAGAAACAGCGACACCGGGAATCCAGCCAGCGGCCATGTACCGCTCAACTTGGCTCCATGTGATGTAGCGGAATGTGCCGGTTCGGATCATAGCATAGCCTCCTGCTTCAGAGGTTTGGGCTTTTCGATGAACATATCGGGCTGGCGCAGGGCTTCGGAGATTCTTCGACAGGCGATGTCGAAATACTTCGGCTCGATCTCGATCCCAATGAACTTGCGGCCAAGTTTGACAGCGGCAACTCCGGTAGTGCCGGAGCCCATGAAGGGGTCGAGGATTAGAGTCGCAGGGGGGGGTATGTGCTCAATCGCCCACTTCATTACGCCGAGCGGCTTCTGTGTCGGATGCTCGCGCGGGATGTCTTTTTCCTCGCGGATCATTCCATTCCAGAGATAGCGAATGCGGCGCACGGCCTTCGGGAAATTGGTCCAAGCCAGTTCGCAATCGGCGAAATCGTTTGCCGGACCCATCTTGTCCCAGACGAGGACGCAACTGGTGGGCGGCAAATCGAAATAATTTCCGCCAAAAATGATCTGCCACTGCGATAGGCCACGCATCGCCTCAATGATCTCGGCGGGGGGCGGTGCCTTATCCCAACTGAATTCTCCATAGTCGCGCGGAGCCGCGAGCTTTCCGCGCGAAGCGACCTTGCGGGAATTCTCATCAATCCCATACGGCGGATCAGTCACCACGGCATCGACCTTGCCGAGTGTCGGCAATATCTCCCGACAGTCACCGAGATAGAGCGTGACGCCTTCGGACAATTGTTCAATGCGTGGCGTCATACGCGGCCCAGCCATTCCGCGAGCGCGGCATTGATGGCCGTCTCGACCGAGCAATGCGTGCGCTTGGCGAGCGCCTGAAATTCCTCGAAGACGGAGCGTTCAATCTCAACGGTGCGCATGGCGGGATTGGGCGCGCAGCCCAGGTCCTTCGCCATGTCCTCGAAATCCGGCCGGATGCTCATTTCTTCTCGCTCACCAGATTGTCGTTGACGCATTGATCCGATAGCTGGACGAACCAGTCGTAGGTTGCCCGTGGACCTTTGTTGGACAGCATGTAGTCGCGTGCATTGCAGGCCATGCCGGCGGCATACAGCGATGCGATGTCGGGGCCATAAGCAGCCTCGACAACCATCAACCTGGCGCTGGCTTGCGCAGCCCCCAACTGAATGGCCTGATCCGGTGTCATGCGCGCCCTGCTCTGTAGGGCGGTTGTTCGGAACGCGGTGATCCGGCAGTTACGCGCCGGTCTATTTCATAGCTTCGCGCGCGCTTGAGGCGCAGTTAAAAACGTACAAGCCCCGAATTGATTTAATTTGCGGTCTACCCGCGCTGCGTGATCTCGACGATGTCGAGCAGCTTTGCTTCGGCCTTGCGCGCACGATCTTCGGCAGCTTCGCGCTCGATCCACCATGCAGCATTACAGCCCGACATGAAGGCGGCATGGAAAGGCGCGCCGTGTTCGGTGCGAAATAGACGCCGAAGAAACTCTGGCGATGGACGCCGACGCTTGTTCGGGTCTTTGGCTGTGAAGGCGTAGCAACTGGATAGCGGCCAGCCGGTGATAAGATTGAGTTGAGACCCAGCGTCCTTTGTCCCCAGAATTGTCCACGCTGCGAACACGAACCAATCATCACTCTCGGATGCGAGAATTTCGTCTCCGTTTCCGAGAGTGACCGCCGTTGCCGCCAACTCTTCGGCCGGTAGATTGCCGTGCATGTACGCCCCCACTCAAACATCACGCGGCCTCCTGCTTACGAGAGGCCAAAGCTTTCAACATCGGGACGGTAAAGCCCGCAGCGCGTGCTGCTCGGGCGAGAGCAAATGCGCTTTGCTCGCGACCGGCAGCTTTCAGGACTTGCGAGACACGCGAAAGGTCACATCCAACGCGATCCGCAATCTGGCGATAGGTCCAGCCAGGATGCTTCGCAGCGAGCGCCCGAATCTTTTTTGCCTTATCCCCCTTCATCGCGGCTCGCCCCGCCCGATGAAAGCCCGGCCCGACCAGCTATGTGCCTCGTACTGGTCGGGCCGGCAGGTGCGCCGCGGGGAAAGCTTGAGAGGACGCGACGAAATAGTGCCGAGCTTTCTTCCGCACGCGCTCGGCGGCGTGTTCAGGGTCCGCTGGGGCTGGAGGCCGGAAGTCAGCGGCAGGAAGCTGTGATTGCTGTGGTAGGTCATGCCGTCCTCGCGAGGAAAGACGCGATGGACGTGTCGATTTCAGGCGCGCGAGCCGGAACAGACACCGGAGCGGATGCGCGCTCTACGGGCTTCTGTGCGGCAACGGGCGCGGTTGGCTCAGATGAACGGATATGCCCATTTCCGTTCATGTTGCCTGCGAGCAGGTCCGAGTATGACGCGGCAAACTCCGCCTTCTTGGCGAGCTTCTCCACCCGGCCGCCATCGTCCAGCGCGTCTTCCTCTTGCGCGTCGATCAGCTTGCGCAATTCAATCCAGGCTATGCCTTCGACCCGCGCCTTCTCGGAAAAGCCTTTCGAGATTTCTTTCAGATCAGTTTTCAGCTTCGCCCGTTGCCGAGCGTATGGCCGATATTCAGAGGCAAGCGCGCGGAGGGTTTCGACCTTCATGCGACCTCCTGGTGGGAGGGAGCCGGATAAAGGTCAGGACGGAGCTCGTGCCGGGGGACGCCAGTATATTGCTCAACATCGAGCACACGCTCGGCCGGCACCTGATCCCATTGCGAGACAGCCGAAGGAGAAATGCCCATCGCGCCAGCAAGCGCGACGGCACGGCCACGTTCAGATTTGAGATAACGATGCAGCGCGTCCATGCCGCATCAATTTAAGTGTCACTGAATTTAAGTCAAGCTGATTTTTCAGTGTAGCCCTATGGAGTGATTAAACGTGCGGGCGCAAAATCTGGGTGCGGTTTGCAAGTATTTGAAACAACCTAAGAGTGGGGCGAAAATGGACCCGTCAGCCCTGTTTATTTTGGCGCTCTTGGCGGGTTTTATTGCTTGGCGCCAATCCAAGAAAGCGGAAGTGGCAAAAGTCGTCTCTGACCGACTCAACAAAGATACGCAACTCTATCGCCTCATTAAGTCTGGAATGCGCGAGTATCATTGGCAGCAGCGGGAGCCCGAACAATTAAAGAGGTTTATTAGGGCGCGGCACGGTGATTTGTTGTTTGAAACGGCTCACCTTTCAGCTGTTCGCGTCGAGCATTTTGCCGAGTCTCGCATAGGATTTTATTTTAAGGACACCGGCGAGTTTGGGCTCTACTCCGTTTTTGTGGGTAATGAACCCAACGAGATATTCGAGAACTACTACCGTACCGACCGCACATTTCAGCAAGAGCAGCGGTTGCTCTACGAAGACGACTAGCCCCAATAGCCTCCTCCTGTGAAACATGCGACCGTGAAGCGTTCGTTCACCCTTCGTTTCACGTGAACTTCTTGACGAAACCAGAGTTGTAGCGTATATGCTACACATGCCTTTGGTAAAGCGCACGGGCGAATTTGACAGTTGGCTCAAGGGCTTAAGAGATGGCCGCGCTAAGGCAAAGATCCTTGTCAGGATACAACGGCTCGAAGCTGGAAATCCGGGAGACTGCGCGCCCTGTCGTGAGGGCGTGCAGGAAATGCGGATTCATTACGGCCCCGGCTATCGAGTTTATTACGCAAAGCGAGGGGAGACGTTGATCCTGTTGCTCTGCGGGGGCGACAAATCGACTCAGGATGGAGACATAAACGACGCTATCAGGCTGTTAAATGCGTGGGAGAAATGAAAATGAGCGAAATCAAGAACTTTGACGCTGCCGAGTACCTCGATAGCCCGGAAATGGTTGCAGAATACATCACGGAAGTGCTTGCGACCGATGACCCCGATCTAATTGCCAAGGCGATCGGTGCAGTTGCGCGCGCCCAAGGGATGACCCAGGTGGCGAAGGCCGCCGGCGTTTCACGAGAGAATCTCTATAGAGCACTAGATGGCGACACAAAGCCGGAATTCGGCACGATCATGAAAGTGCTTCGAGCGCTGAATATCCAGCTCTCCGCACAACCCAAAACGCCAGTCCCGGCCTAGCCTGGTCCAATCACCACTGAAAAGCCCCGCCCCGGCGGGGTTTTTTATTGCCTGGATGGCCCCGGGAGGGAGGGGTCAAAATAATTTTCAGTATCACTGATTTTAAGCTTGACTGAATTTCAGTATAGCTTAATATCGTCTCCACACACGGAGACGACGCGATGCCCTCCCTCGGCCAGACCAGCCCCCGCGAAGCGCGCGAAGCACAGGCGACCATCGTCCGTGACATCGCGACCGGGCAAGTCATCGCCCGCACGTCCTACCGCTTCACCGCGCCTTGGGGCGCCGAGATTTGGGCCACCGACGCCATCGCAGATCATTTCGATTGCCCGACTTGCGATGTCCGCACCGAGGACACCGACGAAGGCCGGTTCTATTCGATTGATGGCAAGCCCGTCGCCTACGTCGAAGGCGAATACGAGCCGCTGTGGATGCATCTGAGCGAGGCGGCAGAATGACCGCGCATCGCCCATCCTTCACCGCGCCTGTCGGCTTCTCTCTCATCATCGCAATCCTCATCGTGATCTTCGCGATCACGGCCAAGCAATTCATCGGGTGAACGATGAATTTTAACAAAGCCGCCAAGCGTCACGAGGATCAAGCCCGCGCATTCGCGCACATCAAGCGGCCGAAGCTGGCCGCCTATCACCTGCGCAAGGCCGAAGTCCTGCGCATGGCAAAGAAGATCAAACGGGAGTGCAAGGCGTCATGAGCCAGATTGCGAAGATCGAAAGTCCGCAGATGATGCCGACGACCTTGACGCCGATGGACATGATCGAGCGCGCGGTTTCGTCCGGCGCCGGGATCGACACCATCGAAAAACTGATGGGGTTGCAGGAACGATGGGAGAAGAACCAGGCGCGCAAGGCGTTTGATGCGGCCGTGGCTGACGCCAAGGCTGAAATCAAGCCGGTGGCACGCAACGCAAAGGGCCACAACAGCAAGAAATATGCGGACTTTGCCGCTATCGCTACCGCCGTTGACCCGATCCTGTCGAAGCACGGGCTTTCCTACCGCTTTCGCAGTTCGCAGGGCGACCGGATAAACGTCACCTGCGTCCTGTCGCACAAGCTCGGACACGCCGAGGAAACGACACTAGCCGGGCCGCCCGATACGTCCGGCAACAAGAATGCCATCCAAGCCATCGGATCGACGCTGACTTACCTGCAACGCTATTCGCTGATGCAGGCGCTCGGCCTCGCCGCCGCCAATGACGATGATGGGAAATCGGCTGGCGGCGTCATTACCGATGAACAGGTCGGCGCCCTTCGCTCGCTCATCAGTGAGACGAAATCCGATATCGACAAGTTCCTGAAATGGGCTGGCGTCGAAAGCCTGTCCGATCTGCCGGCCGCCAAGTTTGAGGCAGCGAAGGCCATGCTGGAAGCGAAGCGGGGCAAAGCGAAATGACCAGCGCCCCTTCCGCGCAGCTTGTCCGCTCGTTGCTGACTTACGAGATGCAAACAGGCGTTTTCAATTGGCGACGCGCGCCGACCAATCAGGTGCAAGCCGGCGCCAAAGCCGGATGGATCGAGGCGCGCGGGTATAGGCGCATTTGCATTGGCGGCAAAAGCTATCAGGCCCACCGTCTCGCATGGCTCTATGTGACCGGCAGTTGGCCCGAAGATCAAATCGACCACATCAACCTAAATCGATCAGACAATCGATGGTCTAATTTGAGGGCGGCGACAAATAGCCAAAACCAAGCAAACGTCGGCCCATCTCGTAGAAGTTCATCGGGCATCAAGGGCGTCTATTGGCATCGACGCATAGGTAAGTGGCACGCATCGATAATGTTCAATCGACGGCTGATCTGCCTTGGTTATCGAAACACCAAAGAAGAAGCTGCAGCACTTTACGCCGCTGCGGCTAAAAAATTCTTTGGCCAATTTGCGAGGACAGCATGATCGTACAAGGATCGGATGAATGGCGGGCCGCCAGACTCGGCAAAGTAACCGCGTCTCGTATTTCTGACGTAACCGCTCGGATTAAAAATGGCTGGGGAGCGAGCCGTGCGAACTACATGGCGGAATTGCTGGTCGAGCGCCTGACCGGGATGCCGACCGAAGGATACACCAACTCCGCTATGCAGTGGGGCAACGAGCAGGAACCCGTCGCGCGATCAACCTACGAGTTCATGCGCGACTGCGCCGTTGAACTTGCCGAGTTTGTGGATCATCCCAAGATTTCCATGTCAGGCGCCAGCCCTGACGGTCTGATCGGCGGCGATGGCCTGATCGAAATCAAGTGTCCGCAAACCGCAACGCACATCGAAACGCTGCAAGGCGCCGCAGTCCCTGGAAAATATATCGCGCAAATCCAGTGGCAGTTAGCTTGCACCGGCCGCGCCTGGTGCGATTGGGTTTCGTTCGACCCCCGGATGCCGGCCAACATGCAGCTTTTCGTCCAGCGGATCGAGCGAGACGACAAGCTCATCGCCGAACTTGAGGACCACGTTCGCACCTTCATTGCCGAGCTCGACGCAAAGCTATCCGACCTCACCGCAAAGTACGGTCAGAAGGAGGCGGCATGAGCGCCGAGCAAATCAAGGAAGCCGCGCGGAAGTGGAACATGCGGATCGATAGCGCCACCATCGCAAAACAGATGGGGATCTTTGAATGCACCATCTATGCGAATCTCTGGCGCATCCGGGCGCAGGCTGCGGCTTACAGGATCGCAGCATGACACAAGCGATCCCGCCGCTCGCCTTCGACTGGACCGGGGAGAATATGTCCCCGAAGCTGCCGAAGCTTGCCGACAAGTTCTTTGTCGTTGGCGAGGTGTACCGGCTTGCGCCCCACGAAGACCGAAGCGCGGTATCGCATCGGCACTACTTCGCCTCAATCAACGAGGCTCATAACAACCTGCCCGAAGATATCGCGGAGCGGCTTCCGACGCCGGAACACCTGCGCAAGTTCGCGCTGATCCGGGCGGGCTATCGAGACGAGCGTACCATCGTCTGCCCGACCAAAGGCGAAGCTATGCGCGTGGCAGCTTTTGTCCGGCCGATCGATGACTTCGCTGTGGTCGAATGTGAAGACCTGGTTGTGACGATCTACACCGCCAAAAGTCAGTCTATGCGCGCTATGGGCAAAAAGACCTTCCAGGAATCCAAGGAAGCGGTCCTTCGCATCATCTCGGAAATGATCGGCATCGATGCCGCCACGCTGCAGCAGAACGCCGCGAGGGCCGCATGAGCCGCGCCGTCGCAGAGTGGATTGGATCCACACCAGATACACCCGTCCCGGATCGGGTGAAGCTGCGCGTATTCGTAAAGTATGACGGCCGCTGCCACTGGACAGGCCAACGGATCGGCCCCGGCTGCCTTTGGGACACCGATCATGTGATCGCGCTGATCAATGGCGGCGAGAACCGGGAAAGCAATCTTGCGCCGATCCTCCGCGGCAAAGCCCACAAAGAGAAGACCGCCCGCGATGTCGCAATCAAGAGCAAGACAGCACGAGTACGCAAGAGACATCTGGGGCTGAAGAAGCCAAGAACAATCACCCGCTGGCGGCGCTTCGACGGTTCAGTCGTTGAAGCACCGCGCGAGCGATAACCGCCGCACAACGAGGACGATGACATGGCCGCCAAGAAATTTAAGTTGAATCGCGTGTTCAAGATTGGCCGCAAGAAGTGGTACGAAATGGACCCAAAGGTTACTTGGGTAGCGGGACTGTCGCCGACGAAATTGAAGCGCCGAAAAGAGGATCGTCGTGCAAGCCCGTGGGAGGGCTACGCAGTAATTTTCTTCCCGCAATACAACATCGGATGGAAGGCCTCGGTCGGCTTTCAGGGCCTGTCTGAAACTCTTTCGCAAACGCCAGAGGCGGCACGCATTCGGTTTGCAGACAACATCGGCGGCAACGACCACCCAGACAAGAAGTGGAAGGACTTTCACAAAGCCGGGCATCGCGTCCGCAGGGTGCGGATTATCGATCTTGGGCCAGCGTAACCGTTAAACCGCCATAAACGCCCATGACAACGCTCCACACCATGAACGAGGTTGCTCAAAAGCTGCGGACAAGCCGCCGCTGGCTCCAAGACTTTATCAAAGAGCACCCCTATTATCGGGTGTCCGCGAATAAAAAAGTCTTCACGGACAGCGATGTAAACAAGCTCATCGAGGCGTTGCCATGCCCCTCAAACTCATCCCGCCGCGCAAAGACAAAACGAGCAAAAACTACTACATACGTGGAACGTACCTCGGGAAATTCATCGACCAAAGTTCGGGCTCTAGTGAGAGAAAAATTGCTCTCCAGGAACTCCGAAGAATCGAAGGCGAGATCGAACGTGGTCGGTTTCACAAGACGCCAGAACTCACATTCGAGGATGCCGTGACCACCTATGTCAACGCTGGCGGCGACCCGCGATGGATTGATCCGCTGTTGGGTCACTTCGCCGGCATGGCGCTATCAGAAATCGGCCAACAAGAAATCGATGATGCTGCCGTGAAGCTTTACCCGAAGGCGGGACCAGCCACCCGTAACCGGCAAGTCTACACGCCAATGTCGGCCATCCTGAAGCGCTCGGGCCGGAAATTTGCACTGGACCGTCCGAAGGGGGCAAACGGCCAAACTATCAATGCGTGGCTTCGGGTCGATCAAGCCGAGCGGGTATTTGAGGAAGCGGCAAAAATCGACCCCGAGTTTCGGATTTTCCTTCGTTTCATCTGTTACACGGGCGTCCGGCTCGGGGAGGCCACTCATCGGCTGATCTGCGACAACGTGGATCTCGGCAACGCCATCGCGTTCGTTCCCAAAACCAAGAATGGCAATCCCCGCGCAGTCCACCTCCCGCCGCAGATCGTGGTAGACCTCGCCAGCCACCCCAGGGGCCTCGATAGGCCCGGTGAGCGGGTTTTCCGCTGGTCGAAGGGTGGCGCCCTGTACGACCTTCTCAGTGAGGCCGCCAAGGCCGCTGAGGTGCAGTTTCCAAAGCGGTCGGCGTTCCACCTATTCAGGCACACGTTCGCCACTTGGATGCGGCGCTTTGCCGGCGCCGATTCGAAGACGTTGGTCGGTACCGGCGCTTGGGATTCGGAGAAGTCAGCCGACCGCTATGCGCACACCGTTACGACCGAGGATTCCAAACTGGCGAACCTACTTCCGGTTGGAAAATCGCTGGAAATCGTTGCCAAACGGAAAATTCAACAATGAAAACAACGGTGGAAAATCCCTTGGTAAGGGAGAGGTCGACAGTTCAATCCTGTCCGGCAGCACCATTTTCCTCAGAAAATCCAACGTCTGATCGGAAGACCTCGGAAATACCAGGCAGCACAAATCGAGAACTCGGCGGGTCAGATGATGGAAAATCATTGGACCGGATTCGCGCCGACCTCACCGCCTGGCTTTCCCGTCAGACCGACGACTCCATCATCAGTACCACGCTGATATTGATCCGCAGTCTCAATCCCAAGCGTCCGGCCTCACTCGCTCAGATCGCGGAGAACACCGCGCGATGGGAAGCGGCTGTGCGGGCGGGACGATAAGGAACGGTCGAGATCGACGATGCTAGTCAATCGAATATGCAAACAATGCGGGCAGCCCTTTAGCCGGGAGATGCCACCTTGCGACGCCAAAAGGCCGGACCGGGGCGTGGTCTGTTCCGTGACCTGCAAAATGAACTACATGCAGGACTTCCGTATCAAAAAACGGAAGGAAACCTTTGAGGCTAGGTTTTGGGCGCGCGTTGACCGGTCCGGAGGACCAAACGCCTGTTGGCAGTGGATGGGCAACACGAACGCCAACGGGCGCGGCATCCTCTCCCGCTCTGGAGGGGGCAAGCATGTAGCATCCAGAGTCGCCCTAGAGCTTGATGGGCGTCCGGTACCGGACGACATGTACGCCTGCCACCACTGCGACAATTCCTTGTGTTGCAACCCCGCGCATTTGTACGTGGGGACGCCCGCACAAAATTCAGAAGACAAAATCCACAAACGCAACGGTCTGACGATTCAAGAGCGCGCCGCGCTACGTCAGCGAATTTAGTCTGGAACGGTCACCGAAAATGATGGACGGATCCCACCAAAACCAGCTCGCTCCCGAGGAGAACAAGTTCCATGTCGGCAATGGCGAGGACGGCAAGCACTACTGGTTGACCCCGCCGGACCTGTACGCGGCGCTCGACGCCGAGTTCGGCTTTGACTTCGACCCCTGCCCGTTTCCGAAGCCCGACGACTTCGACGGCCTGACCTGCGAATGGGGCCGGTCGAACTACGTGAACCCGCCCTTCGGATCCATCATGCACCAGGGCCGCAAGAAGGGCCCGACCGCGTGGGTCCGCAAGGCCATCGTTGAGTGGCAGAAGGGCAAGCGTGTCGTTCTCGTCTACCCGATCGACAAATGGGTGTTGATGCTCCTGAAGGCGATCCTCGGCGACCACGGCCATGTCCGCAATCTCGGCGACGTGCGCTGGCTCGCGACCGAGGACGGATCCAGAGGCAAGGGCACCGGCCGACACATCGCTTGCTTCATCTTGGAGCCCGCGCAGCAGCAGATTGGGCGATAGCGGGAGCGACGGCGATGAAACTGCCCTGTTGGAAATGTGCAGGCGAGGGCCGGATTTTCAAGTCCAAATATGGCGGCAACGACCCTGACGTGTGGGACGCGGGCCAATGTGAAGCCTGCGAAGGCAGCGGCGACCAAGAATGTGAGGCGCGGGGCTGCAAAGAAAATGCCGTCGCGTTCAACGACGACGGCGAGGCACTTTGTGAGGACTGCATGGCGGAATGGGCGCTCGCCTATTCCGATGAAGGCTAACCCGTCAGCGATATCGCAGTAAACGAGATACCAAAAAGGAGGAATGAAATGACTGAGAAAGAGAAGCAATACGAGCCCGCGAACTATCTGCTGGTCGATGTCGTCCAGGCCGGCTCGGACCTGATCGAGAACGCAGGGTATGCCAAGCACTCCCACTTCGACGGACATCCCATCAACCATCACGTTCTCAAAGACATGGAAAAGTCGGCGCAGAAGGTGTTGGACTCGCTCAAGGCATACCGGAACGCAATTGAGAAGGTAGGCCCAAAGGGGACGCTGCCGCGCGCAGAATATCGGGCCACGGCATGATCACCTGGGACAAATACAACAGCGCCCGCTTGGCCGAGAGCGTCGATACGCGCGGCGAAGACCCGTGCCAGATGTTGGAAATCCAATATCGCGACAGTTTTTTCTTGGGCACAAATCCGCCGGAGCTCAAGGAGCGAAC